TATCTATATTGAATTCATTTAATAAATCACATTGAATAAATTTCGTTTTTATATCATCTTTTAAATGCCACAGTTTAGCAACTTTACTAAACCTAGTAACAATTTCTTGTTTACTTTGAAACCAGTCGGGTGCTTTATCTTTTATAAGACCTTTTAAGAATTTATGATAATCATGTCCATTAAATTTATTAATTGTTTCTTTCATATACCATAATGCATTAGGATTATAATCATAAAATATAACTTCTGTATTTTCATCATGTCCATATTTGTCTAAATATAACAACCAATTAAATCCACTAGCAGGAACAATTAATTGCGAAATAGGTCCTTTTATATTAACGTCTTGTAATTTTTCTGTATTAGTAGGATAATAAAGTCTGTTCGCGGCAAAATTATATTTTTGATATATTCTTTGACTATTTTCTTGAAAGTCTGAATCATATTCAGCATAATAACATTTTTTACTATCTCTTACTTTTTGATCAAATATTACTATATCCTCATCATTATCTAAAGCAACATTAAGTATATTCCAACCATGCCATTTATCTTTATACTCTATCATTTCTTTACCAGGTTTAATCCAAAGTGGTGTATGATTATCATGATAATTTTCTTCACTTCTAATAGGTACTGCTTTTAAGTGTTTTTCGTTTTCTACTTCTGCACCTATATCTGGATAATCATATTCTACCCATTTTTTTAAGTTAATAACATAACATTGTTCGTGAAGTTCATAATATCCTTCTTTTCTATCTAATATATGTCCTGCTATAAAGAAATCTGTTTTAACTAATTCTTCTAAATATGTAAAAAATTTATCCCCTTCAAATTCTGTATCTACTGTATAAACTACTGCGTGAGTATAATCTTTTTCACATTGTTTTAGACCATTTTCTTCTGTTATTGCAGTTAATAAATCATAACCACTACTAGTAATATTTTGCACTTGATAATCTGCAATATTTTTAATTAATTCTTTAGTCCAAGTTCTTTGGATCTTATACATTGTGTCCATACAAATAAACACAATTTTAGATTTCTCTTTTGTTAATGCTTCAAATTTGTACGCCATACTTGTCCCAACTCCTTGTTATTAAATCTGTAAATTCTTTTCTTTTGTTTCCTACGTGTACTTGAGCAATCATATGAATTCTATCTATCATAGAATTATTAGTAACCATATGATTTTTTAAAATATTAACCATATAAATTCTTTTATCTTTAAACGGTACGTGTCCATGATCTTCTATATGCATAACACACTCCGCTGGATGTTGAACAGCTACATTAATTGGTATAAGATGATTCATTAAATCTTTAGGTATTACAGTTCCTGGATGATCATTATGAATAGATACTGTACCTCCAGGACGCAATTTCATAAATCTTATTCTAGAATATCTTTCCGCAGGAAACTCCTCCCAAAATTTTGTAGTTACAGGACATAATTTTTTTAATTTTGTCCATTTATAAGGAGCATTTAGTTCATCTTTATAACCATATTCTTTTGCTACCAATGTTTTATCTATATCTAAACCATGTAAACAACAACTTTCCCAACCTTTATGTTTTTCTCCTTCTCTGTGTTCTACATAATAAGGTTCTACATTAACTAATTCTTTTTCTATTTCAGGAAAATCTATATCTAATCGTAACCATCCTAATTTACGAGTAATAAATTTATTAATAACTTCTTGTGTTACTTGTTCAGACATTTTTATTTCCTATCACCATATATCTTTCATATTTAGGTAACTCTAATGTACCTGAATACAAAATATTAGTTAATCCACATTTCTTTTTAAAATCTTCTTCTGAAGATACACAACTAATATGTTCATTATGTTCTTTAAAATTATTACTTTGTAAAATTATTAATCTATCTTTAGGAATTTTATCCAACCATTTATAATAATCATCCCAAGCCATATGTTCACACACTGTATTAATAATCATATCATAGTCATTATAGTTTTTAAAATCTAACATATTACAAGTCTCTGCTTTAAACTTTCCATTAATTTCATAATGTTTGTTCATATTGAGTGCAATTGGTTTACATCCAGGATCAATGTCTATACTTCTAACATTATTGACTTTAATATTACTATTAAATAATAATGTAGCCATTACTCCATACCAACCCCCACATACAAGAACATTTGCATTAACAGGTCTAATTATTTCGTTAAGTTGTTCTATTAACCAAACTTTACTAGATATTTGTCCTTTCCAAAAACTTTCTAACGTTTTATATTTGTCATCAGAACCTCGGATAGCATCCATCCAGTACAGCACATCTTTAATATTGAGTTTCAAATTGTTCTCCTAATCTATCAAATTTTCCACATTGTTTTGAACATTCCATTAAAGGTTTATCTGCCCAAGTATCTTCAATTTTTCTAAAAAATTGCGAATCAAAAATTTCTTTTAAAGATTTATTATGCAAATTAGTAAATTCTCCTATTTGATCCATGTAATCTACTCTTGAATCTTGTGTAGGTAATGTCCATTGCAAATCTAACCAGCAACAAGGACTAACAGTACCATCTGCTGAAATATATATTTGATTATATTTTTTAGCTTTACAATCTATGATGCAAGAAGTTATTTTTGCTTCTTTCATTTTATCTATCATTTCAAAACTTTTTTTACTTGGTTCTAATATGTGCGTTGTCCTTCCCATGTCATCTATAGCATGAAATTTATCACTTTTAAATCTTGATGTGTGTTTATAACTGAAAGATTTAAAACCTAATTCCCTACTCATTGCTTGGCATTCTTCTACTTGATGTTCGTTATGTTTAAAAACCAACATATGCCATTTTGCAAAGCCGCCTGCTTTAATAAATGTTTTTGCATTTGTAATTATTTTTTCCCAATCAGTAGAAACACGATACAGATGATGAGTGTCTGCCAAACCATCTATACCAAAAGTTGTTTTTACTTTTTCTTTAGCTAATCCTTGCCACCAATTTGTATCTCTAGCACTACCGTTTGTATGCATAGCTAATCTAATTTTTGGATTAACACTTCTAATATACTCATAAATTTCTAATGTGTCTTGTGCAATTATAGGATCTCCTAAATTACCACACATGAATAAACTATCTAGTTGAATTAAAAATTCTGTAGGAAACCATTTTTTAAATGTATCTAAATTAATTTCTACAAGATGTATTAATGGATTTAAAGGACCTCCACCTATTCTTCTAGGACACATAGGACATCTAGCTTGACATTTGCTAGTAATTTCTAAATGCACATCTTTTATTTCTGAATAATTATACATTTTCTTCCTTTGGTAGTAAATCGTCAAATTCTTGTTGAGTAATCATTTCTAATTCTACTGCGTCAGCACCTTCTTTATAATGTTGATCAACTTCTTCTAATATCATTTTATATGGTAGGCTATAATGCCACACTACTTCTTTTTTACCTTTTGTTACTATACATTTATAATTGTCTAGTTTCATTTAAATTTTTTTCCTTTGGTATTTTTGAATCTGCTGAACTTACACACGTTGGTGTTATACAAACTTTAGGTTTATTAAACAATTTAAATCCACCTTCAATAGTTCCTAATGGTTCATCATGACAACTATAACCTCTTTTAACTTCTCCGCCCGGTTCTCTAATTATACAACTTTGATAACCAGAACGACAACTCCATCCTTTAAATTTATTAAATCCAAATGCATTAAGTCTTTCTGCTTGATCTAATTCATATTGTTTTCCTAAATTATCAAACAATATTAATTGTTTTGCTTCATGATCCATTTCATTTTGCAATATATTAATTTGTTCTTCTGTATATCCGTCTACAATAAAACTTGCTGTAGTATCACTTTGAGGTTTAAGAGTAACGTGTAACCCTTTATCTCTAAATCTTTTACATCTATCAAAATATTCATCCCATCTATCGGGCACCATAACTTGATTAATTGTTATTAGCACACCTCGTTCTTGTAAAAATTTTAATTTATTTCCAAAGTCATCTTCATTAGAAAATTCTGCATGATAACTTGCTGTAATACCTCTACGATCTAAAGGGTAAGTTGCATCTAACCAACGACCCCACCATTTAAGTCCAGGACTACAATTACTAGTCATATGACAACTAAGGTATTCACTAGTAGGATCTGCATAATACTCTAATAATTGAATTAAACCTTTATATGTTGTTGGTTCGCCACCACTAAAACTAAAATGAAATTTACTAAATCCATTTTCTCCTGCTTGTTTTTTAATTTCTTTCATAGTATTTTGATATTGTTCTAATGGTCTATGATCTAAAACTTTACTTTTAGCATAAGGCCAACAATAGCTACAATCATAATTGCAAAATCTTCCAAGAATCCAGCTAACAGAAAACACGTTTTGTTCTAACATAGTTCTTTGTCCAAATTTAACTATATCATTAAATGGTATTGTCATAATGTTCCTTTAGCCATTCAAAATTATTAATTAATTTTAATTTTTCTTGATTACCTTTATTAGCAGAACCATATTCTTTTCCTGCTATTGCTCCTTTAATTGCATATTCGCCATAAAGTTTATCTTTACCTACAGTGCACCATACATTTAATCTACTATCTGTTTCTTTATCATCCCCTCTATCAATAACTTTGCTACTTAATTTTACACACTCTCTAAATGCTGATTTCCAAGTATTAAATTCATTTGTATTGAAAATACTAACATTAGATACTTGTTCCATTGCTCTAAATCTATTACTAATACTAGTTGTCATATCAGTTGTGTTTTCATCTAATTCTAAAGTTAGTCTACGAGGCAAAAGTTTTACTCCACCATATCCATATTCTAAATTATTAACTGGATTCTTACTTCTCCAAACGTGTACAACATTTTCATTTCTTTTTTCAGGCATAAAACCAAAATCAAAATCATCTAATACTTTAGCATCACCATCAACTACCCAAAACATTTTTGTTAAACATTTACTTGCGGCTACTTTATGTGCTTGATGTATACCTTTAACACCATCTACTCTTTGAACTATAGGAAACTTATCATATAATTTGTTAAAGTGCTTATCAGCATTAACTTCTTTATAACTTATAAAAACAATATCATACATTATAGTTTCCTTTTTTTAAAAATTCTTGGACTATTCATATAAACAGATTTAAAAAACTTACTTTGTTCTGTTGACAAAGGTAATACGGGTAAATCTATTTCTTCTCTATTTCTAATTTCGTGTCCTAATTTTATTATTTCAGCCATTAATTCTGCTTCATTTAAATTAGAATGTTTAGGATTCTTTGCAACTAAACGATCTGTACTTGCCATTTTGTTTGGTTGCCATTCAGATAAAAGATATTCAAAATCTCTTACTTGATTTATATCCCAATCAGTACAAACAACTTTATAACAGCCCATTCTTGCTCCGTATATTGACCATAATCCATTTTCTACATCTGCACCTACAGACATCCACACTAACAATCTATGATAATTTTGCCACCATAACTCTTTTAATCTTGTAGCTCTAGCATTTCTGTCAATACTCATCTTTACTCCTTCTCTAAAACCCGATCTCCAGGCTTGTAAAGGACTAGCATTAATATAACTTGTAGAATAATTTTCATTAAACTGATAATAGTTAGGAAAATGACAAAACTCTACTGAATTTTTATCTTTACCATCATGGTTTTCATGAGTTTTCATATTTTTAACAAAGTCTTTTGTCCATAATTTTAAACTACCATTGCCATATTTCAATCCATTTAAGTCAATGTTACCACACCAACTAAACATATACGTATTGTCAACGCCTAATGCTTTTAAATCTATTTCTACATCAAGGAAATCTTTATCTACAATAGTATCTCCGTCTATTGTAACAAATCTTTCTGCATCAGATACATCTGCACAGGCTTTATGAGCCGCATCTAATCCTTTTACACCATGTACTCTTTTAGCCCAAGGAAATTTTTTCTTTAAATCCGCATAATTTCTTTCAGCATTAGGCTCATCATAACTTAAAAATACTAAATCAGAATCTTGTATTTTAATTCTATCCATTTACTACCTCATAACTATAATCATAAAGTTTTCTACAATACAAAGAAGGAACATTGTTACTTTTATGTTTTATTGTAAGTGTTTTTTGTTTAATTAAACTGTTTAAATTGACCGGTAATATATAATCTAATATATTAGCATCATCCTTTTTAGTAACATAAAAATCTAAAACTATATCTTTTGACATATCTAAAGTATTTTCTATCTCTTGCCCCAAATTATCATTTATACCTATGTTCCATTGTTTATTTTTCATATCTAGTTTAAATGAAATTTTATCATTTATATTACTAGACTCTATTTTGTATACATTTCTATTTTCTATCTTTTTAGGAGACGCAATTTCGTACGCTATCCCATCCATATCAGTTTTAGATTTAACGATATACTTTCCATCTTGTAAAATTATAACATATTGCGATAAATTTTTTACTCCATTAGCAATATCATGTCCTAAAGACTCTGGAACTTCTACAGAATTTCCTTTTTTAATGACACTACAATTAAGAACTTGTCCAGTATCTTTATTAAAATTAAAATACCATTTTTGTTCTTTTATATTAGGCGTAAATGTTAAATCAGGTCTTTGCATTTATTCTCCAACTTATCAAATAGTTCATTTGTTAAAAATCCAGGATCTACATAATGAAATATTCCATTTTGTTTATAATTTCCTATTTTTAAATTACAGTCATCATCAAAATAAGAGTTTACATAAGACATCCAAGCATTAGGTTTGTATTTCCAATTTTGTATATTTGGTTTCATATGTGTAAATGTTAAAAAATTTACTTTAGAAGTTATATTATTAGCATTATTGATTAATTGACTTGCTATTGCTACCGATAAATCCATACTACACCATCTTTGTGTGTTCATAGGAGTATATCTTTTGTAATATATGTCATAATTTTTTATTATATGTTCTACTAAAGCAAAAAAATTAAAGTTATTTTTTGTTTTTTTAAAATAATGCATACCACAATATAAATTTGGTAAATTATTCTTTGTAAATGCTTTTCTATAAAAGTCTGATGATGCAATTTTATTTTTATATGTTTTTACTTGCGATGCAAAGTATAAATCAAAGTTATCTAAAAATTTCCACCAGTGATCCAGGTTTTCTAAGACTAACATATCAGCATCTAGTACTATTGTTTCATCATATGGTGATGCATTATAAATTTTACACCTATTTTCAACTTTCCAAATGCTTTCTTCCGCATAATCATCTCCTGGTATACCTATAATACTATTAA